CTGCTAACAGCTCTTGTTTGAGCTGCACCAACTGCTAAAACAGACTAACTATGTCTATCTACTATCCTTCATCTTCATGCGGTGGTGGTTCTATTCCTGACTACTACTGTAACCCGTGCCTTGACTCTTCAGTCATCGAGTACGGTCGTATTCGTTCAATCGCTTTGATTAAGAATACGTATATCAATACTTTGTTGGCTAACCCGACATCTTCATCCGTATGGTCTACCGGTATCAATAACGCTGACATCATCGTTATCTACCAGACCCAAGGTTCTTACGATGGCGGTACTACGGCTGAACTGACAGGCTTTGGAGACAGTGTAACCTACAATGGTAACACTACTCACATCCTGACTTATAAAGACCCGTTTGCGGCTGATAACTGCGACTTCTACAACGCTATCCGTAACTCTACGGATTACACCATCGCCTTCCGTACATCTACGAAGACATGGTTCGCTGAAGAGCCAGTTACCTTCACCCCGAAAAATGCTGTTGCTGACGATATTCAAGCGGCTATGGCTTGGGAAGTTCAGTGTAAGTGGCAGAACTCCGATTCCCCTTGTGGTTACACCACTCCAGTGGGCATCTTTGATACCTGCTATATTCACGCATAATTAACAGGGCAGCCCCGTAAGGTTGCCCTTATTTAATCACTAAAAAACAAACCTAAAAAATGTCATCTACTTGGATTTCAATGCCCGTTGAGAATGCTAAAGAAGTCGTTCAGCGGCAAATACAAGCTCTATCAGGAACGTTAACCAACTACACAAGTTCTATCGTTACCTATGAAGCTGACTGCGAGGTATACTTTGATACCAACTATCTTACCAACTTATTTTCCTATAACCAAGACTACGTGTACTTTGGTTATTGGTACTTTGCCACCGATACCGTTATTCCTGAGAGTACTATGCGTATCAATATGGATGACAATCAGGCTACTACGGATGTCTTTGACTCATCAATCTATCCGGTATCACAGTCACACGCTCCATTCATTTGGAATAATGTGGTAGCGGCTCCCATAACTCCAGTATCTTTTATCGGATATAAATTCAAGCTAGTATAATGGAAACATCTAAACTCATTCAGGAAATCTTCAGCAATGAAGACTATACCAAGGCTGCTATAACAGCCTACCTTTTGACGGGTGAATCTATGTGGTCTATGCTTGAAACCATAGCTAGTGACTGCAATGAAGAAGCCGATTGCCTCGAAGAAATTTACCATCGTTTACGTTTGAAAATCTCTGACAATGTTTAAGACCTACCTCACCGCCGTAGCCATCATGGCTACCCTTTCCGTTCAAGCCCAAAAGGCACGGAAGAAACCTACCACCACAACGGTAACCACTACCACCACCACCACGGATACCTTATATACCCGTTGTGAGATGACACCAGTGGCCACCGGGTGGATAATGCCTACCGTCAACATAACCAATATCGATACCACTCATCGGTTATCCTTTATCCATGATCCAGCTTTCGGAGCTATCATGAAGGATGCCCTTGTTATCGCTTTCGATGCTGTCAACGTGCCGGGTAAGACCGTCAAAGGTTATATGCTACTTGCAGGACCATGCGACGGTCGTGTGGGATGCGGTACCGCCAATGGTCTTTATGCCGCTCAAGTAACCTATGAGGTAACACAGCCCCGCTTCGATATCCTGATGGGATTGTCATGGCTCGGTACTGGTATCTACGATGGTATCATATCGGTATCCTTTACCGATAACTGTATCATGTACTCCCAACCGTTTAAATTTCGTGGCCCTGCCATCTACTAAAGAAACCATACTATGAAAAAATCAATCCTATTCCTTTCCCTAGTAGCCGCTTCATGCGCTACCCCGTCCGCTCCTACTACGGAGACCGTTGACACCGTGACCATCGACACCGCTATCGTAGTAGATACCGTGGTAAACGCTGACACCGTAATAGCCGATACCAATGAAGTCGTGGTACAATAACACCCTTGACGATACCGTTAGCACATCCGTTACGGCCACTAAACAGGACGTAGATTGGATGAACGCTAACCGTTTCAGCCCTACGGAGACGCAATACGCCTCCCTTTACATCGCTTCATCTTTAGTCAAACACGCCAACTTCCCCGGCATCGTTGGCTACGCATCTACCAAGAACATTAAGATGGGACTGGCTTACAGTAGCACGTCTCAAATCGATACCCTGTTAGCCTATAACAAGGCTCAAACGGATATCACAAAGAAGTTAGTCTATGCCATAACCGAGCTTGAACCCTATAACACGGGTGACTATGCCGGGATGACTACCAAGATGCAGTACGCATACCCTAAACTCAAAGCATCAGGACTGAAGCACCTTGTTTACATGGGATGGCCAACGGATAGCTATTGGGCTACCATCGTTCAGAACTGCGATGAAATCAATCTCCATTGCTACCGAACCTCCGCTGACATGACACCTTCCGGAATTTGGGGATATGTTCAGAAACGCCTCGGACTTATCGCTGATGCCTGTAAGGCTCAAAATAAGCTCCTAAAGGTCAACATCCTGTATTCCTGCGAGCCTTCCTTCGCATACGACTGGTTCAAGGCCAACGGATGGAACGCCGCTCACAACGTGTTTTTAGGGCAATATGCCACCAAGGCCACAGCTAATATGAAAGCCTTTCTGAATGTCAATGATTTTGCTATCTTTGTAAGTAAGTATGGCAAGCAGATAAAGCCGTTATGACCGAAACCGATGTCCTCTCCGTCATTTATAAGTTTGCTACACCTATCCTTATTGGTGTGGTCTCTTATTTCCTTAAGGGTATTGGCAAGACAGTCCGTCAGATTGAGTCAGACATTACACGCTTCCGCATTGAATATGAAGGCCACCGTGTCATACTGCAAGAACACAAAGAAAGGCTTGAGAAAATCGAAAATAAGCTCGACCAGAACGATAGAGACCTCAAAGTATTCTACATGGAATTTGCTTCAGACCTTAAAAAAAGACAATCCTAAAACCATAAAAGTAAAATGAAAAACAAATCACTCGTAGTACAAATCCTTTCCATGGCTGTCGTATTAGCCGGTATCTATGGCGGTTTCTTTGGTCCTACAGGACAGGCCGCTCTTGGTGTTCTTTCGTTCGCCATCACCGCCCTACTTCAGTCTCCTATCCTGTCATCAGGCACATGGCCTACGGGATGGGAAAAGTCTATCTGGGTTGCACAGATTGCAGGTGTGGTTATTCAGGTAGCTAACTTCGCAGCTGAGTCATCCGTTATCGACCCTGCCGTGGTTAACATCTTCGTCCTTACCCTGAACGCTTTCCTTACGACCTTCGTGAAGGACTTCGGATCAGGAAGCATGGTGTCTGCTAAGACCCCCTGCGAATAATACCTTTTGGGTTCTCTCTGTTGTGTTCATGGGGCGGTTGGTAGAAATACCGCCGCCCTTTTTACTTACCTACCATGGCTATTCCAATACCTATAATAGATGCCGCCCTTAAGATTATTGAAAAGGTCATCCCCGACAAAGAAGCTAGGGAAAAGGCTAAGCTGGAACTTCTTAAAGAGGAAAACCGTAGTACTCTTGAGGAAGTTAAGACCGACTTATCCGCCATCGTAGCTGAAGCCAACAGCAGTGACAAATGGACTAGCCGGGCAAGGCCGTCATTCCTTTACTTGATGTACTTCTGTATCCTGCTATGTTTCTTTGGGGCCATCGTAGGGATATGGTTTCCTACCCATGTAGAAACCGCCGCTTATAATCTGCAGAACCTATTACTGGCTATCCCCGAATCCCTTTGGTGGCTCTTTGGTGCCGGATACCTTGGATATACCGGTGGTCGCACCTTCGATAAATGGAAACAAACCAAAGTAGGAAAATGACCGAGGCCGAAAAATACAACCGCCTGATAGCTCGCTACGGTAATCCGATGCGTAATCCAAAGGCTTTTGAGGCCGAATGGATGATAATGTGGAACGTCCCCATGTGGATAGATACCCACATCCCGGCACTACCTAACCGTATGTATGTCAATAAGGATATCGTCCCAGTCCTAGAACATACCCTTAACAATATCATAAGTCTTGGAGCTTACAAAGAGATTAAGACCTATGACGGTATGTTCAATATCCGTTACATCAGAGGCTCAAAGACAAAACTTTCCATACATTCTTGGGGACTGGCAATAGACCTTAACGCCGCTAACAACCCGTTGGGAAAAACTAAGGCCGAATGTATTGCTTTGGGACTTAATCCTTTTACTACCTTGTTTGATGAAGTTTGGCGGGATGCCGGATGGACCTGTGGGATAGACTTTAAACGAGGGGATGGGATGCACTTTGAATACACAGCACACCTATAATGATTATCACCTGTAACCGTATCATTTTCCCGCCATCGTTAGAAGATGATGATGAGGTTATCCGTGAGGCCAAGATACGGCAGAACGCTAAGAACATCCGTAAGCGTAAGTTTACCTTCCACATCGAAGATGTTGAGAAATACGGTGAACATGAAGACAATAGATTTACAGAGCTGTGGTTTTATTATGAGACCATTGTCATAGAGATGACCTTTGAAAAGTTTGACCAAATGTACCGGGAATGGTACGAAGAAGCACAAATTCAAGAAGACGAAGAACAGGATGATGGCTTTCGCTTTTGGATACCTCTAAACTGATGGGAGTAAACACAACCACTAAAGGACATATAGTAGTTCAGTATCTTAAAAAGTTCGGCGGACTATCTCACAAACAGATAGGTAAGAAAATCTTTGAAGACCATCCGACCGTCTTTACCGATGTTACCCATGCCTATAACATGGTCCGCTACTATGCAGGTACCAAAGGTAAACACTCTAGAAAATGTCTAGGCAAAAACGAGACTACCATGATAGCTAAACAGAATGCCGATGTACTCAAACGATGGGGACTCCAAAAGTCAAAGGCCAAAGGAAAAAAGTTTTATCAAATCCCGGCAGATAAAGATAAGGTTCTTTGGATTTCGGATATACATATTCCTAATCATGACGAGACAGCCCTAACGACAGCTCTGGAGTACGGCCTAGCCAACAAAGCTAACTGCATAGTTATCGGTGGCGACCTATTGGATAACGCCCCGTTTACCCGATTCCGTACCCCACCTAATAAGAAAAGAGCCAGAGAATACTTTGACATGGCTACGGACTTCCTATCGGCGCTACGTCTCAACTTCCCAAAGGCCCTGATCATCTATATGGAAGGAAACCACGACCGTTGGTACGTGGACTGGCTTATCGACCATTGCGCCATCGTATTCGATGACCCTCACTACCAACTGGAGACCCGCCTAGGACTAGCGGACCTGAATATAGAGTACCTAAAGGAAAGCGTTATCGTTAAGGCAGGAAAGCTCCCGATGCTGCATGGTCACACCATCGTTAGGGGTGTCTTTGCGCCTGTAAACGCCGCCCGTGGTGCTTACGTCCGTAGTAAGCATAACCTATTGATAGGACATACGCATCAAGTCTCTATGCACTCTGAAAAGGACATCACTGGTAAGGCAACCAAGACATGGAGTACCGGCTGTCTGTGTACCTTATCGCCTGACTATGACCCGCATAACACAAAGCACGGTCATGGTTTCGCCTTTATAGAGACCGAACCGTCAGGGGCGTTTACGGTAAAGAATTTCGAGATTGTGGATGGTATAATTCGGTAGTTGTAACCTTTTCTTGTTTGGTGACGTTCAACCCGCTAAACAAATTACTATGAAATTAGAAAACATACTTATCATTTTTGCTGTAATTATGATATTTACGGCAATCATCGGCTTCGCAGAGAACTCTATCCTTTTATTCGGTATCCCTATGGCCGTACTTTATGTGCTGTGGCTCATAGACTTACGATTGAGACGTAAGAATTAGGGTACTACCCCTATTTACAGGTGGTGGTTCTACAATGTACATTTGTGCATATCAAAACCCCTAAAAAATTATATCATGTCCTACGACGATTACAAACTCGACAATCCGTACTCAGAACGCTACGAACGTGAACCTGACTACGATGCTATCTTTGAGCAACGCCGTGAAGCTGAACACTTCCGTAAGATTGCAGACTACCATGACTTCATGCAGTCAGTTATCCGTAAAGAGTTCGATGCTGCCAACTACGACCTTCAAAAGTTCATCATTCAAATGGCCATCTACTTTGGATACCGTGAGCTGGCAGCAGAGATGGAAAGGGACATCCAATGATGTTCCCTTACGACCAAAGGCGGTTGAAAAGGATGCTCGATAAGCATAAGCACCAATTCAACCGCTCACTGATGCTCCAGAAAGCCATCGAGAATATGCCTACCAATACCATCGAGTACGAATACTCTTTCCGTGACCTTGTCAACGCCCGGCTCGAATGTATTGCAACAGATAAAAAGATATACCAGAACTTCATAACAACCCAAGAACATGAACAAATCAGAAACAATCAACGAGCTAGCGACAGCCTTGAGTAAGGCTCAAGCCGTTATAAAAGGTGCCGTAGAAGACAGCACAAACCCACATTTCCGTAGTAAGTACGCCTCCCTGCAATCTTACATCGATGCCGCCCGTGACCCACTCAGTAAGAACGGACTGGCAATAACTCAATTGCTAACGGACATCCACTGCGAGAATATGAACCTAGTAACCATTGAGACCGTCCTGATGCACTCATCCGGCCAATGGATTAGCTCTACCTTTAGCGTTCCTGTCTCCAAGGCTGACGCTCAAGGATTCGGTTCTGCCGTCACCTATGCACGCCGTTACTCCTTTGCCGCCATCGTAGGTATCGCCCCAGTGGATGATGACGGACAAGCGGCTACACAACAGCCAGTGCCGGTAGCTAAGTCCGCAAAGCTCCCTGCTAAAGTATCCGTAGCTATCAATGCCGCTAACAGCATCGAAGAGGTGAACGCCGTGGCTAAGACAATGCCGGAATACCACAACCATCCTGACTTCCGTAACCTAGTACAAAAGAGAAGGGAGGCCTTGAATGTTAACGCCTGACATCATCTACCCTATCAGTAACAGTCGGTTGACCGCTTTTAAGCGGTCGCCACTGCACCTGATACACTACCTGACACAGCCTAAAGATGCCACTCCGGCGATGACCTTCGGTTCTGCCTTCCACGCCTACCTACTCGAACCCGATAAGTTCAACAGCCTTTACGCTGTCGCTCCAGAGGTGGACCGCCGTACCAAAGATGGCAAGCTAGAGTTTGATAAGTTCGTCTATGAGTCCGATGGTAAGACCGTGTTGACCAATTCTGACAAGTCAAAAATTGTCAACATGGCTGAAGCCGTATATGCTAACCCTATCGCCGCTGAACTGATGCAGCAGCTCGTAGCTACCGAGGTGTACCGGGAGTGGACCAGTGACGGCCTTAAGCTACCAATGCGTGGTATTATCGATGGCATCGCTACCGACTTCATGTTAGACATCAAGACCTGCATGGATGCCACTCCTAACAAGTTCCAACGGGATGCGTGGTTTATGTCCTACCACCGTCAAGCTGCTATCTACCTTGACAGTGACCATAGCATCCTTGACTTTTACTTTATCGCCATCGAGAAAGATGCACCCTACGGAGTATCGGTTCACAAGGTCACCAATAGTATGCTTGACAAAGGTCGTGAGATATACCTTGACCAACTTATCGAATATAAGGCGTGGGCTGATGCCGGTTGCCCTGCCGCAGGATATGAATACTGGCATTACTCAGGAACCCACGAATGGGAACTACCAACCTACTTATCTATCTAATAATGAAGACAAAAGAAGACCTCGAAAAGCGTTTAGAGTGGGCCAACGAACAGTTTATGGACGCTCAAATTAACCTAGCCCGTAAGAACCGTATAGGAAACCACAAATCAATTCAAACCGCCCGAATGGATATCGTTAGCTTCATGATGGAGATTAACGTCCTAGAATGGGTACTTAACACCAGAACCGATGAAGAGAGTGGATACAACAAAGCCGCAGCTGGCGACAGCCCTAACGATTAACTCCATGTTAATCATAGCCATCTATTACTTACTTAAAGCCATCCAATACACATGAAAAGAGAAAAAATAAGAGCCGTAATGATACTCAACGAAGTAGAAGTCGACATCGCCCGTATCGTTAAATTCGACCCCGATTTTAATAACCTCAAAGAAAAGATTGCAGAAGTCCGAGACATCATCCTGCAAGAAGAATTTCCACAAACACTCCAGACCGCCCCTGAATTGGACTGGGATAAAATGAAGGAGATATACTGATGGAAAAAGCACCTATAACCAAAGACGTATGTATGGACTACGTAGTCGAAGAGATGGCAATCGGAAACCCTATCGTTTGGTCCATGTTCGAATATGAACTAGAAAAAAGCGGGGACTTTTGGATAACTTTTGCTACTTTTGACAAAGTTGCTGAAATAGTTTACCAACACGCTATTAAATACGACATCTGACATGGCGAAAGTAATCATCTTTGACTTTGACGGAACAGCCAAAACCCGCAAAGGAGCTGAAACTGTTGACCGTTGGTTAGCCGGTGGCGATATCATCCACATCGTTACAGCCCGTACCCGTGGCATGGAAGAAGTATATGAGTGGGCTGAATCACACGGCATCCTTAAGAGCCGGGTACACCAAGTCAACCGGGGAGAAAAGTGGAAGCTCGTCCAACGCCTAGGAGCGGAAAAGCTAATCGATAACAACCCTGATGAACTCGAACTTGTAAGAAAGAACACTAACGCACTGGCATGGTCGCCGGAGAGACTTTAATTACTAACCCTTATACAATCAATCACAATGGAAACAACCAAAAAGGTTTACCTGGCTAACCTAAAAAGCTTCGGAAATTTCGGTTCTATCAAAGGTCGTATCTACGCCGATAAAACCGCTGAACACTGGCAGACAGATGACAAAGGTCGGAAGTACCTGCCTATCATTATCAATCCTAACAAAGAACCAGACCAGTACGGTAACACCCATGCCATAGTCCTTGATACATGGAAGCCGGATACTCAACAGGCACCTGTTAGTAAGTCAAAGACGGAGACAGCTCCTAACGACCTTCCTTTCTGATATTTGACAAACTCCGTGCAGGGAGTTGGTTTTGGTTAATCATCTTTACCCTATTGCCCGAAGGTCTGCACACCGGAGGGTAGTAGGGTTTCTCATTACTTAAATAGTCAGGTGGCGCAATGGTGACGCTGTGGAGTCGCTCTCTGCATTGATACAGGTTCGAATCCTGTCCTGACTACTGATTTATGAATGATATATTATATTGAGTAAAATCACTAACCCTATTGAGTAAAATCTAACGAAAATGACATTTGAACAATTTTATCAAGAAGTAATACAACAAGCAAATATAAACGCTACTAAAGACTATGTTAGAATACTATGGTCAAACGCTTATAAAATTGAACAGGCGGTATATAATCTTCAAACTATGGATGAATTATAGCACTTTAATATAACTCACATATAAAAAAACCTATGGAAAAGAAACAGACCGCAGTTGAATGGCTTGTAGAGCAAATAAAAGAGCAACATCCATTTTGGACGAATATATTTAAACAAGCCAAGCAGATGGAGAAGGAGCAGATGTTTGATGCGCATATCGAAGGACAAAGAGTGTTTGATAAACACCCACATACTCAATGGACTAATGACCAAGCAGAACAATACTACAACGAAACCTACGGCAATGGCTAAACGCTACACCCCGGCAATGGTTGACCTGCTCAACAAGGCAATGGAATACAGTAAGACCAACTATCCTTCCATCCCCGACCATGCACGACCAAAGCCTTCCTACAAGACCACCGATGCCAATGGACTAACCAAAGCCATCGTAGAATGGATAGACCTTTCGGGCGGTTGGGCGACACGGATCAGCACCGAAGGACGTTACATCGAGTCACTCGGTAAACGTATCCCTTCATCAGTAAAGAAAGGTACTTCCGATATTCACGCCGTCTGGAAAGGGATGCACCTATCCATAGAGGTTAAGATAGGAGCCGATAGGCAGTCACCTGAACAGAAAGCCATAGAGACCGATATCCTAAAGGCAGGGGGTAAGTATTTTATAGCCAAAGACTTTGATACATTCTATAATTGGATAACATCTTTATGATTAACATCTACGAATACATTAAAGAGACTCAATTTATTAGACAGTTGCATATAAATTTAAGTGAGCCGTGTAAAGAAATAGGTGGTAATTCGACCGTTCATAAAGGCATATTAGCTACCTACTTAAATACAACAATACCAAAAGGTTATGCCGTATTACTTTGCCACAAGTGCAATAATTCTAAATGCTCAAACGTAAAACATCTATACTTTGGTACTCCAAAAGAAAATGTAGAAGATAGTAAACATGCCGGCACTTGGAAAAATGCATGGGATTATAAAGTAGCCAAATACGGATACCAAGAAGCCTGTAAAAGAAACTCTTATAAATAATAACACATGATAACCAGAGAACAATACCTACAAGCACTAGAGATAGCCGATAAGTATCATCGGCAGTTCCTTCCGGCAGAACGTGACCCTTCGAAACTAACCATACGGGAATGGCTGAACCTCAACTCAGGTAAGGTATCAACCCGCCTAGAACGAGCGTTGATAACCCTTGTTGAAAAAGGATTCATCTATATATCAGACATTCACGAGTTCGATATGATGAGACTACACGCTGTAGGTAGCAACACATGGAGAGAATTTATAGCTTTACGAGGTCACCAATGAGCTGTATCTACTACCCGCCGCCAAAGCCTAAGAAGCCCCGGTCTATTAAGATAGGGCATCTGATAAACTCTTAACCAAAACCAACCATGAACCAACTTATTACAACGGCTAGACAATACCTAGCCAGTGGGATATCTGTCACCCTAACAGATAACCGCAAAGTATCACTCCTTAACTGGAAAGATTTCCAAAGCCGTCTAGCTACTGAAGATGAGCTTCAGAGCAAAGCCGATAAGGCACAAGGCATAGCCATCATCTGCGGAGCTATTAGCGGTAACCTTGAAGTTATTGACATCGATACCAAGTACGACCTGACAGGTAAGCTATTTGATAACTTGATGGTTTTTCTTGGAGAGCTTGCAGACCTGTTAGTCATCGCACGTACCAAGTCAGGCGGCTACCATCTTTACTACCGATGCGATACCGTACAAGGTAATCAGAAGCTCGCACGTAGGCCCGTATCCGAAGCCGAAGCCGCTGACAATCCACACGTGAAGGTAATGGTACTAATAGAGACCCGTGGCGAAGGTGGATACATCGTAGCACCACCAACGGATGGTTATTCTTGGATACATAACGATTGGCAGGATATCCAAACCATAACCACCGAACAGCGGGATGCTATCTTTGAAATCTGCCGCTCCTTCAACGAGTACCTCGAAGAACCTTTAATCCTTAAGAAGTCCGATGCAGAGTCAGGGTTCGGAGTGTCACCCATCGATGACTTTAACAGCCGGGGTGACGTACTTGCATTACTTCAGAAACACGGATGGACAAAGGTCCGTAATTCCTGTGACCGTACCTACCTACGCCGTCCCGGCAAAGAAGATGGTATAAGTGGCGACTTTCTGCATGCAAAACGTTGGTTTAGCGTATTCACTACATCCAGTCAGTTCGAGCCTACCAAAGCCTATTACCCATCTGCCGTTTATGCAGTCCTTGAATGTAATGGAGACTTTAACGAAGCCGTCAAACGACTGGCAGCGGATGGATATGGCGAAGACATTAGCACCCATAACCGTAAGAAGATACTCGATAACTTTATCAAGAAGCTACGTGAAAATAACCACGATGATGATGATATCGAGACTATCCTAATACGTGAAAAAAACCTAAAGCCCAAACAGGCAAAGAAAGCCGTTCAGGATAGCTACAAGATGACAGAGCCGTCCGGGGCGTTCTGGAGTCGTAACGATAAAGATAAGCTTGAAATCAATAAGGCTAAACTTATCGAGTTCCTTGTAAACAATGGTTTTTACCTTATGGCTTATGATGCCAATGGTAACGATATGCGCCTTATTAACGTCAAGGACTTCATGATAGAAGAAAGCTCCATCGAAAAGGTAAAGAAGTGCATCATAAACTACGTCAAGACCATCGACCAAGAAGTCGAGGATTGGATAATGAACCGGCCTAACCTTATCAATGAAGCATTTTTGGAATTCCTTCCAAAGATAGAACCCAAACTTTTAGAAGATACCAAAACAACCGCCTACTTTCCTTTTATCAATAAGATTGTTAAGATAACCAAGGACGGCATAGAATTAGTTGACTATGGCGATATAAAAAAACACATTTGGCGGTCGGCTAAGATTGACTATGAGATAGAGATAGAAAAGATACTCTTTGGAGATGAGTTCCGTATCGACCCTGAGATGGATGTCTATGCCCAATTTATCAGACTTATCTGCAATGAGAATACCGACCGTTGGTTTGCCGTCAACACTCACATCGGGTACCTGCTACACAAATACAAAGACCCGACATTGGCAGTAGCCGTAATCCTTGCTGAAGAAACCGATAACGATGCCAAAGGTGGCGGTACAGGAAAGGGAATCTTTGTCAAAGCCATCGGCGAACTGGTCAAAGGTGAGACCATCGATGGAAAGAATTTCAAGCTTGATAAGTCCTTTGCCTTCCAACGGGTCGGACTTGATACCCGTATCCTTGCTATCCAAGATATCCGGGCAAAGGTGGACTTTGAGGGATTCTATTCTATTATAACCGAGGGGATAACCGTTGAAAAGAAAGGGCAGGCGGAAATCTTTATTAACTACGACAGGTCGCCAAAGATTATATTCACCACAAACTACATGGTTCCAAATATCGGAAACCACGCAAAACGCCGTCAACGGGTGATACCTTTCTCCGACTTCTTCAGCCCGGAACGCACTCCGATGGATGTATTTAAACATCAGTTCTTTGCCGGGTGGGATAAGGGCCAATGGAAACTATTTTATAACTACCTTTTCGCCTGTTGTCAGTACTATCTTCGTAAAGGACTTATAGAGGTTCCGGTCACGGAAGGTATGCAGCTAAAAAGCCTTAAAACCGCATTTGGTGAAGAATTTAAGAAGTGGTGGGTGGACTTTATTGCCGATGGATTGAACGTTGAGCATGAGTTCAAGGTCTTGTATAATTCCTTTCTGTCAGCATCCGAGATGCCAGAACATGAGTACAGCCGTAAAAGATTCCGGAAGGGATTGGACACGGCATCGACCATGTTCGGCCTAGAAATCAAGCATCACAACCATGGACCGATAGGTGGAAGGATGGTTTCTTTCATTAAAAACGCATCAGTTAATGTATAAAAGATTGATAATCAATGAGTATAACCAAAATACCGATTTTACTCAATTCCCTATACTCTCTCTCTCTCTTTTTATTATTATAATTATTACTATTATAGAATATAGAAAAAATCAGTTAATCAGTTAATAAGAATATAACTATATAACATTCAATAAATTATAGAGTTAACAGATTTTAACCGATTCGCTAAATCAGTTAATCATGAGAAAGAACCTAAAAAACGCAGGATTCAAGTTGGTTACCAGCTCCAATAGCTTTGAACTATGGGTAACCCCTAAAACGGGGCGTATTTGCTATATCGGCCGTTATGATGCTATCGCATCTGCAATAGCGTACAACGGCGGAATAACCGTTGACACAGACGCTCCAATCGAGGCCGTCATCCATCAACTCAATTCGGATGAACATTACCTAATTGATAAAATGCTCTAGGACGTGCCATACGTTCGATTTAAGACACTATCTTTGCTACAGATGACAAACTACTCACAAAACGATGAACAGGCCGTTATAACGGCTTATTTTGGCTCAAATGTTGGACACTTTCTCGATATCGGTGCCTACGATGGCGTAAAGCTCTCAAATACAAGGGCTTTGCTAGAAAACGGATGGACCGGCGTACTGGTAGAGCCGTCACCAATGGTATTCCCCCAACTGATGGCCAACACCGTGGACTATCAGGATAAGGTAACTCTAGTCAACGCAGCCATCGTTACCGAGACCACCGACCCGGTAGAATTTTGGGACTCGATGGGAGATGCCATCAGTACCACCGACCCGAAGCACTTGGAGAAATGGAAGTCGCACCAATCATGGCGTAAGTTCTGGATTATGCCGCTGCGGGCGCAGAAGTTCTGCATGGTCTTCGGCTTTGACTTTGACTTCGTAACCATTGACGTGGAAGGTCAGAACCTTAACGTACTTCGCTCCTTACCACTTGGTAACTTTGATAAGATGAAGATGCTTTGCGTTGAGTTCGATAATGATGCTGATAAGATTATCCAATGGGTTACTGGTTTAGGTATCGGCATGAAGCTTGTTCACCGTAATGCGGAAAACCTTATCTTTGCTAAATAAATATATTATTATGAAGGAATTAGCTGTAAAAGACCTTATTTATAATAAGGAAAATCCTCGAAGTATATCTAAAGAAAAATTAGAAAAATTAAAAAAAAGCATTAGTGACTTTCCAAAAATGTTAAAGTTAAGACCAATAGTTGTTGAGTCTTGGGATAATCTAACTGTTCTTGGTGGTAATATGAGACTAAAGGCTGTAAATGAACTTGGTATAAAAACAGTCCCTGTAATATCTGCTGAAGATTTAAATGATGAAGAAAAAAAGGAATTTATTATTAAAGATAATATTGGATTTGGTGAGTGGGACTGGGATATTTTATCTAATCAATGGGATACTGAGAAACTTGAAGAATGGGGTTTAGATATTCCTGATTTTCAAGTTAAAGAAATTGAAGCAGAAGAAGATGATTATGAAATTCCTGATGAAATAAAAACTGATATTGTAATTGGTGATTTATTTGAAATTGGTGAGCATCGTTTGCTTTGTGGAGATAGTACCGACAGCGACCAAGTGGCAAAGTTGATGAATGGAGACAAGGCGGATATTGCTTTCACAAGCCCACCATATAACGCAGGAACGACACCAACAGAGGTTAAGATGGGTAAAACTTCAAAGTATGCAAATGATGACGATAATAAAGATGAAAGCGAATATCTTAATTTGTTAACTGATTTTACAAATAACACACTTTTATTTTCAGATTATAGTTTTGTAAATATTCAGAGTTTAAGCGGTAACAAAACAGCATTAATTGATTTCTTATATAATATGAAAACAGTTTATGCTGATACAATTATTTGGCAAAAACAAAACGCTCAACCAGCAATGGCAGAAAATGTATTGAATAGTCAATTTGAGTACATTCATATTTTTAGTCATAAAGCAAATAGAGCAATAGGAGTTAAAAAGTTTAGAGGCACATTAAGCAATGTTTTGGAAATAAGCAAACAAACAAAGAACAAAATAAAAGAACATAACGCTACATTTCCTATTGATTTAGCAAGTTATTTTGTTTCTAACTTTTCAGAAAAAAGTGTTATTGATTTATTTCTAGGTTCAGGAACTACAATGGTAGCATCACATCAACTTAAACGCAAATGCTACGGAATGGAGTTAGACCCTAAATACTGCCAAGTGATTGTAGACAGAATGAAAAAACTTGATTCATCATTGATAATTAAAAAAAACGGTAAAACAATCGATAAACAATCGTAACAATGCCCGGTGGAAAAGGTAAAATAAGACCTGAAGATGGCAAACAATGGCCTAAAGGAAAAAGTGGAAATCCAAAAGGCAGACCGAAAAAACTGCCACGACTTGATGATTTACTGGTGGATATACTTGGTGAATCAAAAGATGATGTTACAGCAATAGAAGCAATACTTAAAGTCTTAAGGTCGAAAGCAGCAAAAGGCGATTTGAAAGCTATTGAAATGTTATTGGATAGATATTATGGTAAACCAATACAAAGTATAAACCAAAATAATGACTCTAAAGTTAAGGTTGAGGTAGTTTGGGATAATGAGTTCAATGAAAATACAACTGCAACGGCCTCACTTCAATCAGGACAGGGTACTGAAGGAAGCTAAACGCTTCAACCTACTTAAGTGTGGACGAAGATTCGGGAAGTCAACGCTATCCATCTACAAGGCAGCTGAAGCCTTGGTAAAAGGGGAGTCAGTAGCTTACTTTGCCCCTACCTACAAGGATGCTTCGGAATGGTGGAGTGAGATAAATTGGAGACTTCAACCGATGATATCTTCCAAGGACTCGACACTTAAGCAGATAAAGACCATCACTGGCGGTAAGCTTGACGTATGGTCATTCGATAATCCTGACAGCGGTCGAGGTCGTAAGTACCACCTTGTTCTTATCGATGAGTGCGAGAAAGGCGGTAACTTTGAGATAGCTTGGAAACAATCCATCCGACCAACGCTAACGGACTACAAGGGTTCTGCATGGTTCTTCAGCACCCCGCAGTTCGGTCGGACGTTCTTTAAGGAGCTTTTCAACTATCAGGATAGACTGGATGATTGGAAGTCGTGGAAGTTCACGACCTATGATAACCCTTACATCGACCCGGCGGAGGTGGATGCCGCAAAAAATGAACTCGACCCGTTGACCTTCGCCTGTGAGTACATGGCCGAAGATGTAGACCTTTCTAATAAGCCGTTCGCCTATTGCTTTGATAAGACCCGGCACGTTAAGACTGTCAGGTATGAGAGCGGTCACTACCTATACCTATCCTTTGACTTTAACGTGGACCCTATCACGTGCGTAGCCAGTCAGTACATCAACGGGGAGATACGGTTCATCCGTGAGTTCAGGCTATCCAACTCCAATATCTACGAACTTTGCGACCAGATACGGGCAGTCTATCCCGATGCGGTCTACATGGTTACAGGTGATGCCAGTGGTCAGGCACGGTCGGCGTTGACCATTGGAAACATTAACTACTACTCGGTCATCCGTGAGAAACTCCTACTTAATAAGGGACAGTTCAAGGTACCATCGGTTAACCCGGCGATTAGTGACTCTCAGGTATTGACCAACAGTATCCTTCAGAACCATACCGTTTACTTTGACCCATCGATGACTTGGACCATCGATGATATGCTTTACGTGGAGGTGACGGATACGGGTGGCATCGATAAGGCCAAGGATAAACATCGGTCTCACTTATTGGATGCTGTTCGATATACTTTTAGTACCTTTCACAAACATTTAATTAAGGTCTTTTGAGATGCCTACCTATTTCGATAAGGTATTCTACGTCTATCCCGACAGCAAGCAGCCGGAACTGGCTAGGGTTGACGGGGTATACTGCAATCTGTTTTACCAGTTCAACAGCTATGGAGAGGCATGGTTGTTCCTGTTAGAGAATCACATCCGGCGTATGGAAGAATATAAGCACGATGATAAGAACTAAACCTTTCTGCCAGTTCCTTTACGATATGCACGACCGCCCGGCAAAGGATGCGGTCTATCATTTCCTACTGAAGTGGTATGCATCGGATACCCATCCGGACCAACAGCCCAACGAATACGGACGTTACGACTTCCTAATGTACAAGGGAGACGATGAGGTCAAGGTCGAGGTACAACGTAAGCTAGGGTGGACGGAACGGGGCAGATGGCAACGGAACTTCAATAGCATCGACATCGAGTACCGTAAGCGAAAGAGTGAGGCGGACTTGTTCTGCATCGTTAACGCCGCCATTGACACGGTCGCCATCATCCGTAGGGATGTGGTTATGCGAAGCCCTGTCACTGAAAAGGATACCCGCTACGGTCGTGAGCCTTTCTTTAATATACCTATATTTAAAGCCTATATCTCTATCATATGAAAATCCTAGTGAAGTGGCCAACACGGTCACGCCCGAATAAGTTTCTCAAGACCTTGTATCTGTATCAATCTTTGCGGTCAACGGATAACGTGGACTTTCTGATAACCATCGACAGCGATGACCATAGGATGTTACAGCGTGACGTAGTCAATACCATGAAGCAGTGGGGCAACCTACGCTATGAGATTATGCAGCCTGCCGGAAAGATAGCCGCTATCAATCACGGCCTTGCTGACGTTAGCCGTCAGTACGACATCATCCTACTGGCATCGGATGACATGATACCTGCGGTCAAGGGGTGGGATAAGCGGATAGCCGATGACATGGAGCGGCTCTATCCCGATACTGATGGTGTCCTTTGGTACAACGATGGGTATGTGGGGGATAAGCTCAACACGCTCTGCATCCTTGGGACCAAGTATTACCGCCGCTTCAACTACATCTATAACCCTGAGTATAAGGCTCTTTGGTGCGATAACGAGTTCATGGAAGTGGCTTCTATGTTGGGGAAACAGACCTACTTTAAAGACGTTATCATCCGCCATGAGCATCCTATTCACGGTCACGGACGGCAGGATAATCTAAACCATAGAGACAATCATTTGTATTATGAAGACAAACGAACCTACGACCTTCGAAAGTCCAACAACTTTGGAATCACAGCCATTACTAAGCCTATTGATACCGACCCTTCAGAACCGGACGGAGCTGTTCGGCAAGTTGCTCAAGGAGATAAACAGCCAGATAGCAAACCTAAGCGCAGAAGGAAAGGTTCAAGTGTGTAGCCTTTCGGATAACAGGCAGATGTCCATCGGTGAGAAGCGTAACCGCTTGATGGCGATGGCTACGGGTAAGTACATTGCCTTTATCGATGACGATGACACTATCCACCGTGACTACCTACGTCATGTTTTACGGGCGTTGGAACTTGATCCTGATGTGGTTGGTTTGGTGGGTGAGATAACCATGCAGGCAACCGGAAGGGGGACTATCCGTAGGAAGTTCTTTCATACCATCCGTAATGATAGGTACTACCAGTCGCAACGGGGGTACGAGCGGCCGCCGAACCATCTGAACCCGATGCGTAAGAGTATTGCCCAAAGGTTTGAATTTATCGACAAAAGCCACGGAGAGGATACGGACTGGGCGATGCGAATCTGCAAGACAAAAGCCTTAAAGTCAGAGGTCATGGTGGATAATATACTTTATTATTACAACTTTAATCCAAATAAAAAGTATTAACTTTGTAGGTATGAGCATCAATATCTGTGACTTATGCTATGAGGTGACCGTTCCTGCCTGTCAGGATACGTACACTTTTGATACTGGACTAACGGCGGCCACCTATTATACGCTGATTTTAGAGGACATTAACGGCAACCAGTATAATTACATCAGCACCCCGGCTGGCGGTTCGGGGGTATGGACGCTTAATACATCCTACTTTCCTGACGGTATGTTCAACCAATGGTCAGGCAGTTATCGAATTACCTTCAGTGCCGATACTAGCGGTAAAGCTACGGTAGGGGATGAAGAGCTGACTATCGATGGTGGTAGTTACTTCTGCATCATTATGAAGATGGTCAAATCTACATTGGTATACGATTGATGGCGTGGTCTGAACTCTTTGCGATGGCTTTGGCCAATAGTCTTGTTATCTTTGGGATTAACAAGGCTACCGCTTTTGAGTTCTGCCATCCCGATGATAACGGATCAGATTTCTGCGATGGTGACGGGGTGGATAAGGATAGCAAGATGGTACTGTATCGTTTCCGTCTGTGGTCTATCCAGTCCCTTGGTAACTTTTGGAGTAAGCCGCTGTTCACTTGTCCACCCTGCATGGCATCCGTTCACTCGACCTACTTCTATTGGGGACTGATGCCAGCCACTCAGGAATCGTTAATACTTTACCCCTTGTACGTATTGGGGCTTTCAGGGTTAGTAGCACTAATCAATTCAGTAACTAAATATGGAAATTCTTAAGGAAGCACTGGAAAGAAACGGGTTTGAATACATTGGACCTTGTAAGATATGCGGCGGTCGTGGCTTTGAGTACAAGCTCAATAAGACCATAGCAAAGATTAAAAAGGATGACAGAGGTAACGAGCTAAAGGTTACCCTAAGCGGATGGACACAACAGGGACGGCGGATAGTTCCAACACAGATAGAGAAAAAGAACCCGAACCACGTAGAGAATATAGATACCCTAATAAGAAAACATTCAGGTCTAGATGACAACTCAAGCACAGAACAATAACGACCATTGGGTAGTTGACGAAGGTCACGTCATAGTTCCGGCATTTATGTCGGGTGGCGTTCAGTACTACCAGATGAAGGACATCTTCAATAGCTTTGCCGGACGGGCATTGGATGCTATGGCCATCTACGAAAAGTGGTCGATGCGTACCAGTCCTGAGTTCATGACGGCATGGCTCACGGCTTTGGAGAATACCATCAACGCCAACCCTATCAAGATTACAGAGGTAGCCGACATGATCAATGTCATGCGTGAGCGTATCAACTTCGCTATCCCTACGGAGTCCATCATTTGGGAACTAGCGGCCGTGGCCTTCTTTGACCGTAATGAGTCACCATACCGTTACGACCCTGAGTATGCTAAGGATAAGGTAGCCCGTTGGAAACAGGATGAGGGCTTGCCCGCTTTTTTTTTCAAGACCCCACTAAAGGATATGGTCAGCTTTCCCGACTTATCGGAGAAAGGTTTAGAGACTTATTTGAAGGCGGTGGAGGCGGTATCAGGGAAACAGTTAGAGAAAGTGCTATCCAAAGTTTTGTCCGGTCAGCTGAATCCCGGTTTATTATCAGTGTTAGAATCCGAACGGAGTTTGGTTTAGATGCTAACAAACTTAACGTTTATGAGTATTACCTGCTCTTAGAGCAGTTAGAAAAGTTAAGTCGTGGCAGAAACAGTCGTCATTAACATAGAGGCCAATACTCAGGGGCTTCAGTCTACAATCGATTTACTCACCAAGTTAGGTGTGGTAGAGCAGAAGGTCGCCGATGAGTTCCGTAAGACTAACGAGCAGAACGTCACCTCGCTGAACAAGAACGTTCAGGCTACTACCAAGGAGTTCGAGAAACTTGACAAGGCTGTCAAGGGTATCAAGGCTGACAATCAGTTAGCCAAGGGACTAGATGCCAGTAAGGAGATTGCTAAGACGGGCAACAGTTTTACTAGCTTACGTCAACAGTTCAAAGAAGCTACCAAAGAAGTTGAACAGCTCACAGAAAAGTTCGGTGCTTTAGATGCTCGTACTATTGCGGCTGCACAGAAGGCAGGAGAGTTAGGTAGTGAGATTGATAATATCAATAAGCAGATAGCGGCACTTACTCCAGAGGGTAAGTTCCAAGCCATTCAGAACCTTGGTGGTGCTATTGCCGGGGTGTTTCAAGTGGCTACTGGTGCCTTACAAGCTTTCGGAGTTGAGAGTGAACAGGCTACCAAGATAGCCCAACAGTTCCAAGGGGCGTTGAACATCTTCGGTGGATTGTCACAGCTATCTCAGTTGAAGGATAGTCTGACGGCGGTTAAGGGTGCATTGGGACTGACTACGGCGGCACAGGTTGCCAATACTACTGTTACTGAAGGTGCTACGGTTGCAACTGAAGCACAGGCAGTAGCTAATACGACAGCTACAAGCACATTCAGAGCGTTGACAGCGGCCATGGCGGCTAATCCGTTTACCACGGTATTGATAGCCATCACAGCAGTAGTTGGAGCGATTGCATTATTCAGCGATGAGACTGAAGATGCTACGGAAAAGGTTAAAGACCTTAACAATGCTTTAGAATCCACCAATATCGGTTACGAGGGTGAAGTAAAAGCTTTGGAACGTATTGGTAAGGTTGAACTGGATAACCTTCAGACCCGTATAGATGTCCGTAAGGCTCAAGGTGCCGGTATCAAAGAGATTGCAGACCTTGAACGTAAGTTACTTGAAGAACAGGGAAAACAATTACAGCTACGTGCCAACGCTAACACACGAGCATTGAATGAAGATATAGCGGCATACAATCAGCTGATAGGTGTAGCAGGTGAGGAAGCGGCTAAGACCCGTGCTGAACTTGATAAACGCATCGCCGACCGCCGTGACTTTAATAAGCAGGTAGTAGTAGACGCTCAACTATTAAAGAACGATATCGTTGTCCTTGAAGCCGAAACAACAGCGGCACTAAAGAAGGAATATGATGCACAGGCTAAAGACCGTGAGATAGCGGCACAACGTAAGCGTGATGCTGAACTTGGACCTGTAATCAAGGCACCGACAGCAGCTCCGGTTACTGAGATACCGATAGAGCAACCTCCGCAGGAAATTGTTACAACGGTAAGTTACAAAGTTGACCCACAAGCCCAAAAGGAATACGAGGCTAACGTTCAGTCAGCGAAAGAGCAACTTGAAGACCTAAAGGCTTCAGTCGGTCAGTTGGCTTTAAATACCGGATTAGATATTGCCTTTCAGCAGATAGATAAACTTTTTGAAGAGCAGCTAGACCGTGTCAATAGATTAAAGGAAGCGCAACTAGAGGCTATCACCGAAGAAGAGGAAGCCCTTACGGAAAGCTACGAAAATCGTAAGATAGGTAAGCGTGAACTCGAAGAAGAACAGGAACGGTTAGCACGTCAACGTATTGCCGCTGAAAAGAAAGCCGAAAAGGAAGTTAATGAGATAAAGAAGAAACAGGACATCGCCAACCGTGCTGCTGCCTTGTTTAACATCGGTATCAATACATGGGTAGCTATATCCAAGACTACCGCTGAACTTGGTGCTGTCCTTGCCGCTCCTTTGATACCACTATTGATTACCCAAGGTGCTATACAAGCCGCTGCCGTCCTTGCTCAACCGCTACCAAGGTACAAGAAAGGTACGCTGTCTGTTGGCGGGGTTGGTTCAGAAGATAGTGAATTGGCACTCCTTCAGCCGGGTGAGGCGGTCATCCCTACGGATACTAACCGCCGCTACCATCCTGCCATTAAGGCTATCTACCACGGTAAGATAAAGCCTGAAGATATTAACAACTTTGTGAACCTCAAACTCCGTGGAGACTATTCCGCATCGGACTCTCGCCCGGTAACGGCAAAGATGGATACCTCCGACCTGTATGCACTGGGACGGATAATGAAGAAGAACGATGGCGTTTATGTGAGGAACATAGGCGAATTAGCCGCTTTGATTACTGACAGTTATAATCCAAGAAGATAGTGTTTAGGTTCTTTTTAAACGGTACTGAGATAACGGACCAGCCCGAAGGATGGGACGGCATGACTAGTAGCATCAAGCGTGATGACCTTACGGGTGGTCTTATCTTCGATGCTGACATCAAGTTCAAAAGCTACGGCGGACAGGACTTGTACGTGGCTCTAAAGACGGCATGGGATGCCGATAAGTTTGGCAAGTCGACACTGGATATCTTTCAGCGGTCGGGTACTGCCGGTAACGTTCTTATCCATGCCGGGACTATCTTCCATAGCGACCTTAAATGGAAACTCATTAACAATGCCGTTGAGTTCAAGGTCGAGGATGCTTCGTTTTATTCCAAGATTAACGCTAACAAGTCAGTGGAATCTAACGTCGATGTGACGTTAAGCAAGAACCTTGTACCGATTACAGCCCCTACATTCTTTCAACTTGAATGTCATAAGGTTTCCAACGGTAATTATTATGCCCAAAAGAGATACGCTTACAAGCTATACGATGTCATAAAGTATTACATCGACTTTATGTCGGACGGTACGATAGGTTTTGAGTCGGATTGCTTTGGCGTTGGTGGGGTGTTTGAAGGTTATTGTATTGTAGGCGGTGACGAACTATACAGCCATGCCCACTTAGTGACTCCACGGATGAGCTTTCAGAAGCTATTCGAGGATTTACGTAAGCGATTTAACGTAAGGTTCAGCATGATAGGAAGCATAACTAGTCCTATCATGAAGCTCGAACCAAATGCTTTTTGGTTTGAGTCAGCCGATGTATACACTATTCCAGAACCGCCTGATGAGGTGGTTATGAATGTCAATCAATCGTTGCTTTACGCCAATGTCAAGGTAGGCTCTGAAAAGTATGAGACCACATCGGCCATGACGTTCCCTGACGTTCAGTCTTTGGTGGCGTTCCGTGAGGAAACCTTCCACTTTGAGGGAACGAATAACGTAGATAATACGCTTGACCTTGTAGGTTCTTTGGTTATTTCCAATAGCTCTATCGACCTTTGTTTAGAACTACTTTCGGGATATGATTCTTATAATGAGGACGTATTCCTTATCCATTACGACACGGTAACCAATAGGACCATAAGTTCCGACTGGTTAGGTCTTGGACACCATTTCTATAATGAGACGCTTAATAACGTCAACATCCTTAACCGTTGGTCGGATAGCTTACCCAATAACATTATCGCCAACTTTGCCAATACAAATAACAATCGGTTTGAGGCGGTGATGACTAACACGGCTGTTCAGCCTACGGTGGTTATCGCAGGTGGTTCGGGTACTTCCATCGGTGGTCCGTTACGTTTTGACGATGACTATACGTTAGGTAATGACCCCGGCGGTAACTATGGCGGCACTACCCCACAGGGATCACCCGTTACACAGCCGTTGAGTATCTATACCGCCCCGGCTAACGGTCGCTATACATTTACATCGGAAGTCTTACTGGCCTGTCAGCTGACACCTATCGGTGGCAATAATGTCGGGTCAGTTGAGGCCGAGGTATACTTTCAGAAGTTTGACAGTACGAATAACCAGATAGATGACTTCTATGCAGGTCGTGTGTTTATCGGGTCTAGTGGTAACGTTAGCCTTTCGGGAACGTGGATAACCTATATGTTATCTACTGAATACGTGGCTGTCTATCTTAATTTAGTTAGTCCTAACGTATCGGTAGGTAACGCATGGCTATTCAGTTACCAAGTCCGTCCGTTCCAAACCAAGTTCCGGTGTGATGCTATTGACTTGGGTGGCGGTGTGCTGTCGGCGGTGAATCCAGAAGCCTATAAGTGTGTGAAAATGGATTTTAAGTACCCGATGACACTTTCTGACTATCAGTCAATTAGAGCGTCGAAAAGTGGAATAATTGAAGTACCTTTGTTAAATAATGAGTCTATCCGAGGGTGGATAGAAAATGTTAAATTCGACCACTACGGTGGGGAAACATCATTTTCGTTAATTACCGATGGCAATACAATTTATAGATAATCAGCCGCTTACATGGCGTACCGACTGGCCTACGGATAGCGACTGCAAAACGCCATACGATAGGGCTTGTACTCTTTATACCACGAACGACTACATCATGTCGCAATGGAAGCAGACTCCATGCGGTGGTGGCGGTAATGAAATTTGCGACCCTACTTTCCCCAATACCAATTCCGAGTTAGTCACCAACGGTAGCTTTACCACTAATACTACGGGGTGGACACTAGTTGGATGCACACGGGATGCTACAAATAAACGTATTCAGTTTGCCTCACAAAGTGAGTCCCTTGAACAGACAGGGGTAGTGAGTGCAGGGGTGACCTATGATGTTACCTTTACCATCGGTGGCAATAACCGTACTTCGCTGAAGTTATACCTTGGTGGAACACTTCACCCTACCTACTTCAACGCACCGGGAACTTATCGGGTGACTATGGTTGCCGGTGGTGCTAACACTAAGATACGCTTTGAGAACTACCTACTTGCACCTGCCTATAATGGATGGATAGATGATATCAGCGTTAAGCAGAACTCATGGAGTGGCGGATGTTGGAATACGGCTAACCCTACGCTATGGCTTAACAATGGTGACGGAACGGTAACCAAGGTACCGGGAACGGCATCCGACCTTATCAGTACTGTCAATACCTTACCGTTAGGGGCTTACGTCCGTATCGGTATATCAGTAACTAACCAGACGGCGGGTTCTTTGGAGATTGTCACTGATAGTAATAAGGGAACGATAACCGCCAACGGAACGTACTACTTTTACGATGACGACTATAATAACGATAACGTAACCCTTTCGGCGGATGCTGACTTTGACGGGACTATATCTAACGTATCACTTATAGTTTATTCCAACTACTTTAATGTTATCCTAAAAGATACCAAAGGAGCTACGGATTACGACCTTAGCAGCTATCTGACTTATGATGAAGACTGGGTGACACTGAACTACCAACTTGGTAGTGTTGACCCGGGATGTTACGAGCTGTGTTTCTATGATGCCTGTGGATATAGCGTTAATCAAGAACTGATTTCAGATACTGGCTTTACTCAAGCCATCGGCGGAGCGGCATGGCCTTCATCCGTGGCTACATCAGGAAGCATCGCTATCACGGGCGGTGAGCTTGTAGTAACGCAATCTGGCATACCTTTGACAGCATTTGTCGAGGCTAACCCAATCACATGGCAGTCTTTTAACGGCAATACCCTAACGGTTATTGATTACGACTTTACTACATCTACAGTTCAATATACTGGCTTTACCCGTATTCAGATATACGATAGTGCAACGGGCTTTGAGCTAACGTTGGTAACAAGTCCGGCAGCGGGAACGCAATATCAAGGTACTGTCAGTTGGCCTTATGCCATCGGCAATACCTCTAAGCTGGCTATCCGTATACAGTCTACCGGAGTAGCGGGTACTAAGATAGAGCTGACGGATATGTCTCTTATCGTTCAGGCTTACGTGCCGGGACAAATGGATGAGTATTGCTCTAACTGCGTAGAGATTATCGATGATGCCGGATGCACGGTATGGGTGGGCGGTTCTAACGGTTCGGATGCTTTCGGCTTTCATTTCGCCAATAGCTTCCAAGTAGGGGCAAGGGTTCAGGCTATGCTTATCAATCCTAAATATCAGGGAGAAAATAACCGCTATGCAGATGCCAACGGAAAGTACACGGTCACAAGAGCAAATACGGGAAAGGTCTACACGCTCTTTATCGATTATACGGATGAGCATACTCACGATTGGCTACGGGTGGCCGTACTGTCTGACACTGTACGAATCGGATCATTCACCAACACCAACAACTACTACACCGCCCTTGACGGTGGATACGAACCAGAGTGGCCGGACGCTATAGGTAACTGGCCATCGGCACAGGCCCGTATCGATGTTCAGAAGCAAACGGACGAACTATATAATAACAATGCAGGATAAAAGAGGCATACTCTTATTGGCTACGGGTCATCCGTATTACGCCCACATGGCGGTGAATCTGCTCGTTAGCTTACGTAGCTTCGAGCCTGAACTACCCGTGGCTATCCTGCATGACGGTCAAGGCTTTAGCCTTTTGGAAGGATGGCAACAGGACTATTTCACCACAGCCATCGAGCTACCGGCAAAGCTCACGGGTGGTGACCCTTACCGTGTTAAGTTGCATCTGGATGAATTGACACCTTTTGAACAGACCATGTTTATGGATGTTGATATGCTTTGGAATAACTTCCATAGTCCGATGGACCTATTCAATGACCTTGATGGTATCGAGTTCACCATGATTAACAGAGGTCGGGTGTCATCGGCTGACAGCACGTTGAGCCGATGGGTAAACCTATCCGAAGTGGGAGACGCTTACAAGCTCGATGAGTTCTACGATATTAGCAGTGAGATAATCTACTTTGAAGGTACTCCTAAAGTCTTTGCCGAAGCACGTAAGGTCTACAATAAGCCAAAGGTCAAGGTATCGGAGTTCGGCTCTGGACTTCCCGATGAGGCTTTCTTCATGATTGCTATCGAGAAACTAGGCATCAAGCTACATCAGTCACCTTGGGAACCTTCCTACTGGGAGCCACGTTACTTCCCTAAACAGCATAACCGTAATCACGTCACTAGTTTCTACGCCCTTTCTGTTGGGGGTGCGTTCACCTCTAATCACATCAAGAAGATATACGACAGCCTTTGCAGTCACTATTATAGCTCTTTGGGTATTGCTTCCAAGCCTTACCAATTACAAAATAAAAGCCGAATAATTAAAGAACGTAGGAAAATCTAATGGCTATCATCGACATCAGCCAATACCACACCGGTGGTAAACGTCATCAGTTCTATGCTGAAACCGTTAAGCAATATCATTCTATCAAGACCCATGCCCTTGGTGAGTTTCCCAAGGAGCTAATCTCCGAACGCCGCCCCGGTGAATCGGAGACCATCAAGCGGTATCGAGAAAAGATATACGTTCCAAAGACTCAGGCTGCGGTAACTAAGATATTCAACAGCCTTCAGAAGATACGCAAGTCAACGGACTATCTGATTAGCTTTAACGAGACGGTAGTACCGCCTATGGTTATCCGTGAGGAACGGCCATCGTATTACATGACCGATGAGTTCCCAAAGTACAAGTCTTTGGATAACTGGTTCTGGTCGGTGGCGTTCAATCAGTACCTGATGGATGCTAACGCTGTCATCATGGTAGCACCGCTGAACGTGGTTAAGGAGTCCAACGAATACTTTAAGCCATACCCTATCCTTTTCAATAGTCCGCAGGTTCTTGACTTTGTCTATGAGCAGTATGCGGTATTGAAGTCGGTAGAAGAAAGTACCTATCGCAGTGGTAACCGTAGCTATAAAGGAGCGGTGTACTATTCTGTTGACCGTGAGTCTATTGTTAAGTACGAACAGATAAACGCAAAGGGAGACTTTTCGGCTACCGAGTTCCTGCATGGTTTGGGTTATGCTCCATGCTTTAAGACTTATGGTATCATCGTTAAGGATGGCGTGGATGATGCGCTGTATTCTAGCCGTATCGCTCCTATCGTTCCGTCCCTTAACGAAGCGGCACGGGAATGGAGTGACTTACAGGCTGAAGTGGTTCAGCATATCCACAGCACCATGTGGGCCATTCAGGGTAAGGAATGTAATGCCTGCCATGGTACTGGAGTCCTACCTAAAGCGGGTGCCAGTCCGATTGAATGTCACGACTGTAACGGCAAAGGGTTCTTTCCGTTCAATCCTTACGAACACATTACAGTTAAGCAGTCATCTTTGGGAGACCCTACTACTCCTATCCCCCCTGCCGGGTATCTTACCAAGCCTATTGATATTGCCAAACTGCAAGACCAGCGGGTTCATGACCATATCTACCACGCTCTGTCATCGCTGAACATGGAGTTCTTGGCCGCAGTACCTTTGTCACAGTCGGGGACGGCTAAAGAGGTTGACCGTGCCGAGCTGAATAACTTCGTTTATTCTATCGCTGAAGATTGCGTCCGTATCTTGGATGAGATTGCTGAAATGGTTATCGACTATCGCTATGGTGGTATCGTTCCTGACTATGAAAGCCGTGAGCAGTTACGCCCTAGCATTACCGTTCCTGAAAAGTACGACATCCTTCCTGAAGGTTACTTGGTGGATGAAATTGCTAAACTACGTAACAGCAAGGTTAGTCCATTGATTGTCAATGCCGCTGAATTGGAGTATGCCAGTAAGAAGTTCAATACCAATAAGAAGATAAAGGAGCGGTTACAGGACATCTATGCTCTTGACCCGTTGGCAGGTATGAACATCGAAGAGATATTGGTAGCGGTATCCAATAACGCCATAAGTAAAAAGACCTATATCATTCACAGTAATATCCGTGAGTTCGTGGATATGGCGCATGAAGATGATTCTGAGTTCTATCAGTTACCGATGATGGATAAAAAGGCTGTCATCAGTGCTATGGCGGATGCGTGGATAATGGAAGAACGTCCTAGAAATATCATGGACGGTTCTGAAGGCATGGGTAACATCAGCATCGGAGTTTAATGGCGTTAGATGACTTAAATAAGATTGTCCGTACCCTTGACGGCTCTGTCGAAGAGTTCGTCAAGGACCTGCCACTATCCGAGCAAAAGATATGGCAGAAGGTTCTTTCGTTGACCCGTCAGCTTGACGTTGACGGGATGGGTAAGGTGACCAATAACGTCAATAACCTGCGTATCCTTAATGACATCAATAAGGAGATAAACGGCATCGTTCTTACCGATGAGTATAAGCAAAAGGTCGAGAGGTTTACCAATGTCTTTGCTGACTTGGAGACGCTTAATAACAAGTACCTGTCATCGGTATTTACTCAGTTCAAGCCTTCCCGTGTTCTAAAGGAGTTGACAAAGGTGTCAATAGATATCACTATTGACCAACTTCAGGAAACGGGAGTAGCTTCATCACTGGCATCTGAGCTAAAGGATATCCTAAAGCAGAACATCACTACGGGTGGTAACTATGCTGACATGACAGAGCAGCTAAGAGCCAGTATCCTTGGAGACCCTCAAACACCAGGAGGTCTTACCCGCTACGCCCGTACCTTTACTACGGATGCTATCAATCAGTATTCAGCTACCTATACTAAGACGGTAGCTTCCGACTTGGGTGCTGTATGGTACCGCTATACCGGTTCTAACATGGAGACCACCCGACCGTTCTGCGAGCATCTCACTAAAAAGGATGGCGGTTACTTCCACGTCAATGAAATACCGGGCTTTCTAAAGGGGCAAGTGGGGGATCAGAAAGTTCCTATCTATGCCAAATACAATCTGCCACAGGGCATGAATGAGAATACCACAGCAGATAACTTCCTTGTATTACGGGGTGGCTATAACTGCGGACATCAGATATTCCCAGTCTCCAAGGCATCCGTTCCACCTTCGCTACGTGCAAGGTTCGAGTAGTTCCATTCACGGATAATCCTATCGATTATCTGTTGGCGACCTCTGAACTTTCCTTTCTTAAGTAGTTTTGATTGCTCTTCAAAGATGATAGCGGCGACTTCATCGCACATCTTATAGGTGAAGGCATGACAGTCGTAGGCACTACGGTTCTTTAGTTTCATGTTGTATAGGTTATACAAATATAAGTTTATAAAGTCTTATTTCCTACGCTTTTAGGTTTGACCTTTGTAACTTAAACTGGCTAACTTATGGCAACTACCGCAGGTGAATTTATCACAAAACTGGCTACAATGGCAGGGCTGTCTACATCAGACCCGGACATCGTAAGCATCCTATCCAATTCCGAATTTAGTAACTATCGTCTCCCTGAAGGAGTTTACTCCAAAATCAATAGCTCTCTATTGACATTGGACTCTGCACGGAATAACGAAAACTTACGCCGTCACTACCATGCTGAAATCCTCAACGGTCTCGACAATAACATCGAGTCAATGTTAGAGCGTTTCGGTATAGATGGTGAAGTGGCTGACACGGTACGTCAAGAAAAGAAGACTACCGAAAAGTACAACCGACTCATCGAGCGGTTAAACGACCTTCACGCTAAAAAGGCTCAAAGCACTACCAAGAGTGACAAAGCCGAGTTAGAGAATGAAATCTCCAAACTAAACAATCAGGTGAAGGAATTGAACACCAAACTGCAAACAGCACCCGTAGAACGTGACCAGTTCTGGACAGAAAAGCTCAAGACAAAAGCTGTCCAAAATCTACTCACATCCTATAACTACGCAGGGGAAAAAGACATTCCGAAAGATGTTCTAATTGAGACCGCATCCGTTCTGCTTAACCGTAAGCTCAACGAGTCCAAAGTCCGATTAGAGTATTCTGCCGATAACGATAATATCAGTCTGAAAACCGAGTCAGGCATGGACTTCTACAAGGATAATACGCCCATATCCTTCAAGTCGTTCGCCGACCAAGTGTTAGCAGAAAGTAAGCTCTTAGCTATCCCGGCCTCTCAAGGGGCAACTCAACCCGCCGCTTCTTCACAGCCTATGCCTACGCAAACCATCGTACAAGGTAACGGGCGTGTCCAAGATGCTTCCAGATACCTTGCGGCACTGGATGACATTGCATCAGGACGTTAATACTAATCTAAACTATGGCAAACGGTCTTGCTCCATATTTATTGAACGACATGAAGTCGTTAGTCGGCGGTGCCTATCCCGGCCACAAAGTCGACCTTAAGGGTTTCCTCGCTATGCTTACCTCTGGTAACGGCGCTAACCCTATCCAAACTTCTAACCTTGCAGGTCACAAGAAAGAAGTACGTTTCTGGTATCGTAACCGTAACACTAAGCCGCAGACTGATACGTCAGCATCTTGCGACAATGTGTTGACTCCTGCTCGTAAAGAGTACACGGTATCCGTTGGTAACACCCGTCAAATCGCATGGCACCTGCCTGATGAGTTGGTGGCTTCTTACATGGATGAGGCTTCTGCCCGTGTAAACATCCCCGGCGGTCCTATCGGCGGTGCTTCTGCTGAACTGTTGGACATCATCCTTTCCGGTGCTAACGGTATCCTCGAAGGTGTTAACGATGACCTGTTAGGTCTTATCACTTGGGGTAAGAACAAGGTTAGCGGTTCTAACGCTGCTGTTACCTTGAATATCTCTGCTGACTCTTCAGTTCAGAAGTTGACTACTGGCTTCCCTAAGCTGTTGGGAGACTATAAGAAGAACAACCTTTCCGGCGTTCCTAATATCGTTGGTGCTGGTCTGTTTTACTCTTATATGCTGTCTCAGCCTTTCAAGAGTCCCGACCAGTCAGGTATGAACAGCATGATGGCTGCGGGTGGTGTGAACTTCTTCGCTGACCAAGATTTCGCTGATACCGTTGGTGCTGACCAAATCGGTGTATTCGAGCCGGGTTCTATCCAACTCGTTGAGTACCTTGAGTACACTGGTTTCAAAGCAGGTGTTAAGCCGGGTTCTTCTGAGTTCGGTGTTATCGCTCTTCCTGCTGTTGCTTCTGATGGCTCTCTGTTGCCTGTGAAGTTCGACTGGCAGCTGAAGTACATCGACTGTCCTACCACGTTGACGGACGCTTATAGCGGTTCTACGGCTACCTATCAGAAAGGTTGGAGCTTCATCATGAAGAAAGACTTCGGTCTGTTCCAATTGCCTTCTGACAGCTACCGTCAAGAAGATGGTAACTATTCAGTTAACGGCGCATTGCGTTACAACGTAACGAACGCTTGCGACACTTGTTCCTAATAGTGCCTAATCAATCACGATGAATTGTCTAATCGACTATATCGGACTTACTGGATGCGGGGCTTCAAGCCCTGCATCCGGTTTGTTTATTAACTCCCTGCCGGGGATAAGCTTCAAATCTATTGAACAACTGGCAGACGCAGAACAACAGACGTACGTAGGAGTTTGGAACGATGTTCAGCTCCGTGCTACCAAGAAACTTGAACTAATGCTAAACATGGAGCTGTCAAAAAACCATAAGGTTAAGACGGCCCAATACAGCGTTAATACACCAAAGAGTACAACCGCTACTATCGTTAACCTCGGTAGTAACGCCGCTATAAAATTCTCTCAGAAATGCGTAAGTCCTTTGCAAGGACATTACATTCAGACGGTTACCATCCGTAAACAAGATATTGGAGACGATGCGTATCTGGCTATCTATGATGCCGATACCAATGAGTTGCTGTATTCTGATACCATATTTACTGATGCTGTTAATGCAGATATCACCTTTCAAGTTCATAAGACTTTCACCAATGAGAATATATTGGTGACAATGTCCGTCAATGGTGGTATCTTCTATACTGAAGATGCTGATAATATATACCGTGACTGCGTGTATATCGAATACGGTAACACCGCTAACACCTTCACTAATACGGGACTTAACTACGGCCTTTCTGTAGTCTATGGTCTACGCTGTTCTTTGACTAACCTTGCCTGTTATGCTAAAGACTTATTTGCTTTGCCACTATGGTATATGCTAGGGTCTGAGATGATGATGGAACGGATGACATCCGAACGTATCAATAAATGGACGGTAGACCGTAAGCAGGCCGAAGAACTCAAAGCGTTCTACGATGCTGAAGCTGAAAAGGCACTCAAGGCCGCCATTGCCGGTACGGCTATTAACGACTGCGACTGCTGCTTAGAATGTGATCCGCCAATAGCTGTAAGAGAGGCACGACTGTAATGCTAACGATAAGCTCTAACCTCAAAGACGTAACCTCCGCCCTTATGGGTAGGCTTAAGGCCGTTGCTGACCCTAACGGGGAAGTTAGAGACAAGATGCTTCGTACCATTGCCTTGGATACCGCCGCTCAGATGAAGGTGCGTATCCACCAAGAAGGTAAGAATAGCGAGGGTGGACAGATAGGAGAATACTCCAACGCCTATCTAAAGGTTCGAGAAAAGAACCGCCGTGGCACGGATAAGAAGGTTATCCTTTCCCTTACCCGTCAGATGGAGAATGATTTCGGTATCGTTTCAGGAACGGGTGCTACGGGTTACGCCCTTGGTTTCAAGAACCCTGATAATGCCGATAAAGCCAGTTGGGCTGAAGAACGCTATGGCGATGTCTACAAGC